TATTTCGATATAACCTTTTCTGCTGTAAGCTGTCTAAAATATTCCTCATTATATCTAACAGGAAAATGACAATATCCAGCACCATAATCTTTTATTCTTAATCGTGAATATATCAATTCTTTAGCAGTATCAACGCCAATAGAAAATAAAGGTACTTTTGCAATATTATTTCTATTAGGTCTGCTTGCAATAGACTTGCCCTCACCACCAATACCTTTAATCGCAAACACTCGTCTTGCATATCTTGGCTTACAAAATTTATAAACCATATTTGTATGGTGTCCTGAGTCAATACAAACAGATACTATTTTTAATTTAGTTTTATTAGGTAGTTCATAGGTTTTAGTTAAAATCATATCAAGTTCTTGCCAGATATTATTAGCTGATGGATCTCCAAAAATAACATGGTAGTCAATACTCCACGTTTCCTCTTCTAATCCCCAACCAACAACTTCTACCTCTATTCTATCGTCCTGAATATCAACTCCAGCAGTTAATAAAATAATATCATTATGTATTTGATAGTCTTCACGCCTTTCATATAATCCAAGTTCGTCAATTCTTTCTCCCTCATCTTCCCAACTCTCTCCAAGATAGGTATTAACAAATACTCTTAATGTTTCTGGCATTTTTTTAGCCATTAAAAATTCTCTTACAGCTTCTTCCATACTAACCCATACTGAATAAAGACCATTCAGAAAAAACCCAGCACGACCATTAAATTTCTCGGACGCTTTCCATTTACCTTTACTTATATTTAAAATTCTCTGATGGTCAGTCCAAGCTGTATTACAATTTTCACAAATATATCTAGCTGTATCTGGTTCATTCTTTTTCCATTTAACATTAGCCCATTTTAATACTTGTTTCTTTTTACATTTATGACAAGGAACATAAAACTTTCGCTGATCGCTTTGTTCGTATGCTTCTTCAATCGCACTAGCACCTTTAACTGTCGGTGTTGAAGTCATTATCAATTTACTATCCCAAAATGTAGCACTTCTTCGTTTAGCTAACATAACAGGATTACCTTCTGTTCCAGCAGTTGGTGGGTACCTATCTATCTCATCACATAATACAATCTTAATAGGTCGTGAAGCTAAAGAAGCAGGACTATTTGCTCCACAAGCAGTTATATGTCCTCCATCAAATAATTTATGTAATACTGTATTGCCTGAATCTTTACTTTTAACTTCTGCAACTCTATCTTGTAAAATGCTACTATCTCTAATCATAGGTGCTAACCTATCTTGGCTCCACGCTCTCGCCATTTCTAAAGTTGGCTGCACCATTAAAATAGGAGATGGCGCATAGGATATATAATACCCAATAGCATTTAATAAAATTTCTGTTTTACCGACTTGCGAACAAGACATAATAACAACTTCCTGTATAGCTGGATCATTAATACTATCCATAATTTCAGCTTGGAAGATGGCCCTACTGGTTTCAAATTTACCAGCTTCACTACTGCTTTCAGTAGATAAAAACCTAAATTTATTTGCCCACTGGCTTATTGTTAGGTGCGGAGGTGGTTTTATTAGATTTATTGCTGACCTCCACACTTCCTTCATCGCTTGTGATCTCATAAAGTGCCTCGTATATTTTATCTTGCAATATTAACTTAATTTCATTAGTGTTTTTAATACTAACAATAATAGGAGCAGTTTTATTTGGTATTGCAAGCAATTTTTGTTTTACTTTGTTTATTAATTCTAGCCAAGTGCTTTTTACTTCTTCTTTCGGTATTAATTCGCCTGTTGCCCTTTTTTTGTCTATCTCTGCTATTTCTGCTTTGGCTTTCATAAGTTTATTTTTATTTTTAATTACATCTTCGGCAGTAAAATCTCCACCAGCTTTAGCTTTTAAAAAATCTATATAACCATGAACACTACTAATTAAATCATACTTTCCTCTTTCAGCTTTCGGAATAATATCATCTTTTGCCAACTGTTGTACTCTACGTTCTGTCAGTTTTAATAATTTAGATATAGCAGTTATATTAAATGAAGTAGCCATTAATGTCCTAAATCATAATTTAATTGTTCTTCATAACCATTCCAATAGTTACCTAATTCATCTTTACAATAATGTCCCATAACATATTTATCTTTATACATAATCACTACCCAATTTTCTCCATTACCATCTTCATATTTAGGATTAGGTAAAATTTTAACAGTTTTATTCCAAGCATCTTCACAAGTTACAGGTCTTAAAGTAAAACTAAATGGTACTTTTTCTAAATAATAATTTCCATCATTAACTATTATTATTAGATATAAAAAAAAGACTTTCATTATATGCCTAGTTGTCTGCGTTTATGTTTATTAAGCGATGATTTTTTATATTGTTTAGGATTACTACCGATAGTCGTTTTTTTAAATCTTTTAATATGTTCAATCTTTGCATATAAATTACTTTTTTTTTTTGTTACCATACATCTGTTTCTCTATTTTTTTTTGTACTTCTTTTAATTTATTTCTTAATTCTGCTTCTTCTTCTATCGCTTTATCTAATTTTAATTGTAATATTGTTATTTCATCATTTTTCATATCTGATTCTTTTAATAGCTTTTCTTCTCGTTCAACTATTCTATCTTTTAAAGTTGACATATAAGAAATATCATCAATTTTTTCTTCTATTGATTCTTCTATCCATTCAGGAATAGATTTAGAATTATCTGCCATTGTTTTTTTAAACTTTTCCATTCCTTGTTGGTGTCTAACAAATATTCTATCAATAACATCATTAATTACTGGATCAGAAGTTTTAACTCTATAGTTTTTCATTAAATCATAATTTTGTTTTGTTAATTCTGCATTGTCTTTTTTTAGTGCATTAATATAAATGCTTGAATCATTATTTGGTTTAGTTGTCATTTTTCTATTACCCAACCTCCAAAATCTCCATACTTAAACCAGCGTTTAATTTTAAAATCTTTGTAATCTTTAGGATTAAAAGGAATCTGAACACCAGCTAAACTTAATTCCTTAATAATAACATCATCGGTAGATACTCCACTTGCGATCTTATTTGCTAAAATTAAGCGATATAAAACTGTACCAAAATATCCACCCTCATTAATTTCCTTATCAAAAATTATAATAGCCCCTCCTTTAATTAACTGATCATAAACTTTAGTAATTAATTCAATTCTTTTATCTACTGGTACAAACATTAATACTAAATAAAAGATAGCCAAGTTATGAGGTTTAAAATTATATTTTACTGCATCTATATTTATGAGCTCACCAATCTTACAGTCATATTTTTTAACCATTTCGGCGCTTTTTTCTAACGAAATTAATTTTGCACTTCTGTCTTTTAAAATTTCAGTAATACTCTTTCCAATATTCCCAGTGCTTGCACCTATATCATAAACTAATCCATTCTCTGGAATATAATGTCTAGCAATATGAGTAATAGCGTTTGTTGCTAAATCATAAAAAGGAAGTTGTTCTCTTACATGTCTATTAAAATTTTTAGCAACTTCTGTATCTTCAAAAGTCCAGTTACTTGGTATTTTCATCGAGTATATCCGTTTGTAGTTTTTTAGAGATAAAATATAATACAGGAGGAGGAACTGCTCGTCCTAGTCTTTCCCATTGTTGTTCAAATTTACCAGTTAATTTAAAATCGTCAGGAAAGGCACATATTCTTTTTAGTTCAGCGATTGAAAACTTACGCCTTTCTGTTGGGTGAGTTACACTTGCCGCTTTCTTACCTGAAATTGCTGTAATAGTATTACAAGGTTTATCCCAATGGCATTTAATTAAATTAAAAAATTTATCACTCTGTTGTCCCTCGCTTAACTTATCCCACTGATAAGCAGTAGCATAATAAAAAGGAGTTCCATCAGGTTTGCAATCTAGCCAAGTATCTATTTCTGGTTTTCGTTTTCTTAAATTCCAAATAGCATCTCTTAAAGTATAAGTATAAGGTAATGGTTTCGGAATAGTAGGATCACCTTTTAAATCTTTTCTTACTCCAATAAAAAATACTCTCTCTCTATTTTGAGGTACGCCAAGATATTTGGCATTAACAACATAACACTTAACTCGATAGCCAGATTTTTTAAACTCTTTTAAAAACTCTTTAAAATATCCTTTAGACGCTCCCTTAATTAAACCTGATACATTTTCTCCTATAAAGACTTTAGGCATTAGTCCTCGTAGGATTCTTATATACTCTAAAAATAAATCATCGGTTCTTTGTTTAGTATCAGAATATTTTTTTACTTTATCCCAATGTTTTTCTCTTTTACCAGACATTGAAAAAGTTGCGCAAGGAGGACTGCCATCTAATAAATCGAGTTCCCCTTTTTTTAATCCAGTTTCTTTTAAAATATCTTCTGGTTTTATATTGCGAATATCTTGTAAATTAATAGGCGTTCCATTATGATTTAATTTATAAACTTCTGCCGCTTTAGGAATAAACTCGTTTGCCCATACTACTTTATAACCAGCTAACTTATAACCAAGACTAGAACCACCACAACCACTAAAGGTTGATATAACTTTATAACCATTAGGTTCTATTTTTTTAATATCCTCCATACTTGGTAGTTGATAAATTGGTTTTTTAAGACTACCACGCATATCCGCATTTAGGACATTTATTGGGTGTTTCTAAATTTTCTCCAACTTCTTTAAAATCATCTTTCGGTTCTTGTAGAGTACCAGCTAATAACTGGGCAATTTCTTTTTCATCAAAACCAGTTTTCTTCCACCACTCTGAATCTAATTTACTATTTAATTCTAATTCAGCTAACTCATTACGTAACAAATTCTTATCCCATTCTGATTCATCGGATACTCGATTATCGGCTAGTCTATATTTTCTAATATCCATATCATCTAAATGATTAAGTTCGATATAAGGTACCATCTCTAACCCTAGCTGTTTAGCTGCAGCATAACGAGTATGTCCGCCAACTATAATTCTATCTTTCATATTATTAATAGTAATCGGTACATTAAATCCAAAAGATTTTAATGACTCTATAACTAAAGGAACTCCCTTTTGAATTTTTCTAGGATTTTTAGAATAAGGTATCAAGCTATCCAAACGAATAGTTTTTAAATTAGATGGTATTGTAATGTTGGTTTTTACCATAATTGACTGCTACACTAAAACGAAACGAAATGCAATTCCTAGTGTTCAGTCTAGCGATCTATCTGCGTCGAGCGAAACC